CGTGGTGGTCGTGGTGCGCCGCATCTTGACGCCCGTCGCGAAGACTTGCCTAAACGCGCCGTAGTCGGTGGCCACGAGCCGGTTCCAGATCGTCGTATTGATCCGGTCCTGAATCGGCACGGCCGACTCCAGCTCCGACCGCGGCGGCCTCAGCGTGCGCGGCTGCGGCGCCACTTCCACCAGGCCGACGACCCCGGCCGGGTTCCGCTCGATCTCCGGGCCGCGCGCCCCCGGCCGCCACGTCACGATCTCGTCGGGCAGGATCAGAACGTCCGTCGTCCGGTAGTGCTCCGCGTCGGACCAGCGCTTGTAACCGGCGATCCGGCGGCGGCGGTTGCCCGGCTCATACAGGACCGTCGCCTGCTCGGGCGACTCGATCGTCATGCTGACCCCGGAGGCGTTCCGCTCGTCGGGCTGCACCAGCACGAACGACTGCCCGGTCACGAGCGCGTCGGTCTGGATCAGCTCGCTGTCGGCGTCCATCCCGTTCGCCTGCCAGATGGACATCGCCAGCTCGTTGTCCTCCTCCGTGCCGACCCGGAACCCGATCACGCGCATCCGCTCGCACACCGCCGAGACGACCAGCTCGCACCAGTTCGCCGACGCTTCGGCCAGCAGCGACTTGAAAACCTGCCGCTCCTCGGTGTCGAGCATGGCGACGATGCCCGCCTCGTTGTCGTAATACGTCTGGAACCGGCGGGCGCGGCGGGCCTGGTCGTCCAGCTTGCGCGACGCTCGGGCGCGCAGCTCGTCCAGCTCGCGCCACTCGTCCGATACCAACAGCGGCTCGCTCACGGTGTCCTCCGATCAGAACCCGGCGGCGGCGTAGTCGTCCTCCCCGCCAGCGTGCCTTATCGCGCGGTCAAGTGCCATGATCGCGGCGACGATCGAGTCGATTTTGTCGGCGCTCTTGGACTTGTCCGGCTTGACGTTCCCCGCCGGGTCAGCTCGGGTCACGAGGTTCCCGGCCTGCCAGCGGGCGACGGGGTTGTGACCGTGGCGGTAGTTCCCGGCGGCGACGAGCCGCAGCAGCTCTTTAGTCGGCCCGGACATCGACGCGAACCCCTGCCCGGTCTGGATCAGCGGGAACCCCTCGTCAATCAGGTCCGTCGATAGCTGGGTCGCGCCCCAGCGGTCGAACGCGATCTCCCGCAGGTCGTAGACCTCAGCGTCGGCGCGCAGCGCGACCTTGATCGCGCCGTAATCGATCACGTCGCCCTCAGTGACGGTGATCAGCCCGGCCTCAGCCCACGCCGACGCCTTGCCGCCCGTGCGCCGGTCGAGCACCGGCAGCGCCGAGGCGGGCGCGAACACCCGCCAGAGCACGTCATGGGTGCCGTCGTCACTCGGGAAGTCGAGCGCGTACGACGCCAGGTCGATCGTGCTCGCCAGGTCGAGCCCGGCATAGCACGCGCGGCCGGCCAGCTCGGGCGGCGACGCGGGCGCGGAGTCCCACGCGCCCAGCTCGATCGCGCGGCCCGCGAGCACCGATTGCTGGTTGAGCCGGAACTGTCGGAACGCGCGCTCCTCCGCCGGGTTGTTAACCGCCTTCGCGCACTCGGCGCGCAGGATGCGCGGGTCGAGATAGTCGCCGAGCGCGGGATTGGCCAGCGCCCACGTCGCTTCGGCGGTCCAGTCGGCGTCCTTCGGCGCGGCGTGGATGACGACGAGCCGCGACGTGTCGAGCGCCGGGTCTTCGGCGACCCGCTCGGACCATGACCGCTCGGCGGCGGCGAACCCGCCGGGGTCGTTGTCGGCGGTCGTGACGAGGATCATGAGCGGCTGGGCGCGGGTGCCGAACCCGGTCCTGATCGCGTCGTACAGTTCGCGCGACGGCTGGGTGAGCAGCTCGTCAATGTAGGCGGCGTGCGGGCCGGTGCCGAGCGCGCCGAGCGCGTCCCCGGCGGCCACCACGAAGAAACTCGCGGTGCGCTCGTCATAGATCCGCTTCGCGCCGAGCGCGACGCCCAGGCGGCGGGCCAGCACGGGCGACAGCGCGACCATCCGCGCGGCGGCGGTGTAGGCAAGCGCGGCCTGGTCCTTGTCGAGCGCGAGCCCGTAAATCTCGGCGGCCTCCTCGCCGTCCGCGACCAGCAGGTACAGCACGAGCCCGCCCAGCAATTCGGTCTTGCCGTTCTTGCGGCCGGTGCTCAGATACAGCTCCCGGTAGCGGCGGACGTAGCCCCACGTCGGGTCCCACACGACCGAGCCGAACAGGGGGCGGATGACCTCGTGCTCCTCCCACGGCGCGGGGATGAACGCGCGCCGCGCCCAGATCCCTTTGGTGTGCACGAGCAGCTCGGTGAAAAACGCCATCGCGTGATCGGCGCGCGGCTCGCAAAAGTGATCGCCGCGCCGCAGGCAGACCGCGCCGTCGAGGGTGCGTCGGCAGGGCGGGAACCGGCGTCGGTCAGCCATAGCTCATCATCACCTAGGGGCAGGTCACGGAGCACCCCTGCGCCCCTGCGGAGTCGCACAGAGGCAGGCGAACAGGGGCTCCCCGGCGTGATCGTGCAGCAGCGCGACCGAGGGGCTTAGAATCGCTCTCCGCGCCGCGATCTGACCGGGCGGTTACCGGCGTGAAAACTCCACACGATCTCCACACGATCGCGTCGCGGGCGCTGCTATGCTCCGGCCGTGCCTGGCGGCCCGGTTCGGGTGGTTCCTTCCGGCCGCCAGGTACCCCCGCCGCAGCTCAGCGGCGGATCGCCGGACGGATCACCGCGCCCCTCGCGGACCCCCGCGGTCGGCACGATCCCCGCGCCCATCATCGCCCGCCCGATGTCGGCGAGCTGCTCGGCGAACATCGCGGACGCTACCTCGAGGGCGCCCCGCATCGCCTCGGCGAGCGTCTCCCCCGGCGACAGCACCCGGCCGGCCAGCAGGATCGAGCCCGTCCAGTCATGGCACGCGCCGCAATAGCCCTCGCGCATGTCGTCGGGATCGCGGCTCACCATCCCGCAGCGCGGGCAGCGGAACCCCGGCTCGTCGCTCACGTCTGGAGTCTGCACCCGGCGGCCGGGGTCCGGCAACCGAAACGGGGGCGCAGACCCGCAGCCGGGCCAGCGCCCCCGTCAGGGGTGCGTCGTGCTTACCAGTTCTCGGGCCGGGCGTCCGGGTGCGCCGCCCAGACGTGCGACTCGATCTGTTCGGCGTAGTCGGCGAGCCAGTCCGCCGCGCCGTACGCGCTGGCCCAGTCGCCCGCGTGGACGTGCTCGCGCATCCCGGCGGCCATCTTGACCGCCCGGTCGGCGAGGTCGGCGAGATCCGGCGGACTGCCCGCCGGGGTGCCGGTGCTGTGGGTCGCGCCGTGCAGCGTGGCCCGGTGCTCGTCGTCCATCAACCGCAGCTCGCGGATCCAGTAGCCGTGCTCGATCAGGTGCGTGAGCTGCGTTTGCTCGTCCAGCTCGCCGAACCCCTCGACGTGCTCGCGGTACAGCTCGTCGCCGCGCTCGTCGCGGCCGGTCTGGTCGCGGTCCTCGGCGGGCTCGTCGCCGCCGTCGCTGGCGTGGACCCAGCCGGGCACGTGCCCGGTCGTGTCGTAGTCAGGCATCGGTGACAGCTCCCTCCATCGCTTCGCCGAGCTGCGCGTAACGCCGCCCGCACGTCTCGAATGGCAGCGCCCCGGCGGCGCGGTCGTAGTGGATGAACACGGGCAGCATCACGCCAGCCGGGCGCGTGATGCTGATCACGGCCCACGCGCCGACCAGGCAGGCGTCGCAGCCGTGCTCCGGGCGGTCGTAAGTGCCGCCGAGCCAGAACGCCATCGCGCTCGGGCTGCGGGTGATGACCTCCTGCCGCCTGGGCGGCTGGGCGGTCTCGTCCGTCAGATAGCGGACGGGCCAGGTAGTGCGTTTCATTTCGGGTGGTTCCTTCCGTGGAATCGATCTATCGGTCGGGGAACGTGATCAGGAACGCGACCCGCTCGCCGGGCTGCCAGCGCTCGATCACGCCCTCTATGAACGCCGGGGCGAACCCGGCGAGCCGCTCGCGGATGTCCTCTGGCCCGCGTACCGGGTCGCCGTCGAGGCTGGCGATCTGCCTTTCCCCGGCGGCGAACTCGGCGCGGCCGAGCTGCGGGAACGGGTTGCACGTGAGCCCGTAGGCGTGCCAGCGATTCGTGTCGGTGCCGTTGATCACGACTTCCATCGCGAGTCGCGCGCTCGCCACGCCGAAGGGGGCGGCTGCCGCCGCCCCCTGGGGCTCGTGCTGCGGGGTGCTCACTTCGCGCCCGCCGTGGCGAGCTGCTCAGCGTGCGCCTTGCACTTCGCGCACCAGCTCGGGCGCCCGGCGTTGCTGCCCAGCCCGTCGCCCTCCTTGGCGCTCGCGACTTCCTTCGTGGTGCCGTGGTAGTTGCAACGCACGAGCCACGCAGCGCCAGCGGCGTCCTTGTCGGTCTTCTTGAGCAGGTCGTACCCGCCGTGCGGCCACTTGACGACGTAGCCAGCGGGGGCGGTCAGCTTCTCGGCGGGCAGCTTCGCGAGCCCGCCCGCCTTGGGGGTGCTCGTCGGCACGTCGCTCTTACGCGGCGCGTCGGCGGGCACGACCGCCCAGAACTTGGTGGCGCTGCCGAACGCGCCGCCCTCGATCGCGCGGCCGTTCGCTGACTTGAGCGTGATCCCCTGCGCGTCGGTCTCGATCTTGCCGACCTTGACGCCCTTGTCGGCGGGCGACTTGACGGCGGTGCCGAAGAACACGAACCCGCCGGTCGGGTTGCCGTGCTGCTTCCAGGTCGCGCGAACGGGCGCGGGCTCGTCAGCGTTCGCGGCGAGCTGCGCAGTGTGCGCGGCGAGCTGCTCGCGCTCGTCGTCGCTCAGGGACTCGCCCTGCGCGGCGTCGTCGCCCTGGGCGGCCTGGTTCAGCTCGTGCTGGCGGTCGGCGCGGGTGCCCTTGCGAGCGCGCTTGGCGGCCACTTCGTCGGTCGGCGTCTCGGCGGCGGCGGTCTCGGTGGTGGTGGTGATGTCGGTCATGATGGGTGGTTCCCTTCCGGTGTCTCGCTCGTCACGGTGCGTGACGTGCACTAGCTTAAACGCCTACCCTCGGTAGGCATTCCGTTGGCGCCGAGAGGTTCGCGGTGACGTGGGTTACAGTTGTCGGCGGCCCGGCCCCGGCTGCCTGCCCCACGGCAGGGCGGCCGGGGCTCGGGTGCCGGTCACGACAGCAATCGCTCGGCGGCCAGGCCAGCGCCTACCGAGTGCTCGATCCGCAACGGCTGCCGCGCCGCCGGGGTGAATCCGAACTCCCGCGCCCACGATCGCATCTCGGCCGATGCGTCGCGCGCCTGCGATACCGCCGGGTTGCGGCGCAGCGACCCGTCCCGGTCCTTGATCATCAGCCCCGCGACGGCGACGACCTGTGACGCGGTGCGGAACCGGGCGACCGCCTCGCAGTACGCGGCGAGCGCCGAGGCATCGACCGCCCGCGCCGACCGCATCGCGATCACGTCGGGGATCACCCGGTCCCACTCCTCAGCCGCCGCGCTCGACAGCCACTCCGGTTTCGGCGGGGACAGCTCGCGGGGCTTCGGCTCGTCGCGGTTGATCCTGCTCGGGCGCGTCTCGCCGTGCAGCAGGCGGAGGTTCGTCGGCACCGGGGCCGGGCCGCGCTTGCCCATCAGGTGCGCCCTGCCGCGACCGCGCGGGACGCGACCCGCCGGGCGATGTCCGCGCGGCGCTCGTCGGCGATCTCGGCGGCGATCGCGGCCATCTGCGCGGCGGCGGCGTCGTACAGCTCCCGGTCGAGCACCACGAGCGGGGTGCGGATCGCGTCGGGCGTCATCTTGTGGAACACGCGCGGGCCGCCCTGCCCGTTGACCTTCGTGCGCCAGATGATCACTCGCGCGCCCTCGGGGTGCATCCGCTGGAGCCCCACCGAGCGGCGCGCGTCGTACTGGAGCCGCAGCCCCTTGGAGCTGCCCGACTCCTTCGCGTACCGCAGCGGGACGACCACCGCGGCGGTCACCGGCTCGGCGGATGTGCCGTACTGGAAGCCGTGCACGATATCGTCCTCGCACGGCCCGCACCACGGCGGCCGGTCGGCCTGGTCGGCGCGCTCGATGAACAGCGAATAGGGGAACCCCGTCCGGGCGAAGATCCCCGCCTCGGTGCGCGGGTTCACCGCGTCGAGATACGCGCCGGCCGAGGCTGCGTTGGTCGAGCGGACCACCGCCGCGAGGATGTCAGCGAACAGCGCCAGGCCGCCGTGCCGCCGCGTCACCCGCACCGCCGCGCCCCGGCTCACGAAACAGTCGATCCGCGTGATGTTGTCGTCAAGCTGGAGCACTCCCCAGCAGCCCCGTTCGGCGGCCAGGCGGCAAGCGTGCTCGCGGCCGGGAAACGCCCCGGTGTAGTTCCCGTCAAACGGGATGATGTCGGTCCAGTGGTCGCGGGCCCACTCCCGCGCCCAGTCCGCCGGATAGGCGGCGATCTCGTGCCCGTCGTTCTCGTACGCCCCGGCCTCGTCGTCGCGCACCGCCCACACGGGGTCGCGGGTGACGCCGTGCAGCGCCGCCAGGAACCGCGCGGTGGGCCGCTGGGTCAGCAGCGGGCGGGTACCGGAGACCACGACCGGCAGGATTCCGGCGAGCACGTCAGCGGGAGAAACGGACATCGACCACTCCGTTGACGGCGAGGAGATCCGGCCCGGCCCGGTCGGCGTCGTCGCGCGACGCGAACACGACCGTCACGGTGTAGCCGCCGCCGGTGAGCGCCTGCACCCGCCCGCTCGTGCGCTGGTTCAGGTCGCGCTCACCGTTCCCGGCGGCCTCGAAAGCGGCGATCAGCGCGCCCCAGTCGGCGAGGTCGAGCACGCCGTCAAACTCGTGCCCGAGCCCGTCCAGCTCGGCGGCCAGCGTCGTGTAGTCCCAGGTCGTGTAATCGTGCGTGCGGTTGTCGGCGATCCGGTAGGCGCGGAGCTGCGCGGGCGTCAGGTCGGCGGCGATCACCGCCGGGCCGTGCGTCTCGCCGAGCGACCGCGCGGCGCGGTGCCGGACGTGACCGACCACGATCACGCGCTCGCGGTCGAGCACGACCGGCTGTTGCCAGCCGAACGACTTGAGGGACAGCGCCGTCTGCTGGACGGCGCGGTCGGTGATCTTCCGGGCGTTCGCCGGGTACGGGATCATGTCCGCGAGCGGCATGATCACGACCTCGCCGAGCGGCGAGACCGCCGCCGTCACGGCGGACCGCCGGATTCCGCCGCACCGCCGAATCGGCGGCCGGCAAAAACCGGAAAACCGGGCCGCGCTCGCGCGGCGACGAGTGCCGCTGTGCCCCTCGCCCCGGGCGAGGGGTCACCCCCCACCCCACGGGCGCGGCCACGCGCCCGTGTGCCGCCTGCCGTGGCCGCTGCCGCCCCCGCGCGGTTCGGCGGCGGCCACGGAGGCGCGGCGACGACGCCAGCTCGCGCCGCTGCGGCGTGGGCTGTGGTGATCGCCGAGTGGCAGTCAGCGCAGAGACTCACGAGGTACTCGTCCGCCTCTGCGCCTGGCTGGAGATGGTGGACCTCCGTGGCGGGCCAGCCATCCCACACGCAGGAGTACCCGTCGCGGGCCAGGATGCGGGCTCGCGTCCCGGTCCAGCCGGGGGGCATGATCCGGCCACGTGCGCCCGCAGCCCACCGCTGGGGCGGCGGGCAGTTGGGGCAACCGGAACCCCGGACGAGCGGACAGCCCGGTACGGGGCACCCGGTAGGGGCGCGGTGGGGCACGGCGTCAGTCTGCCCCGGTGGGGCGTGGGTGGGCAAGGGGGGTCAGCTCCTCGGCGGGGGGGCGGTGGTCGGTTCCACGATCCAT